AGTCAATTTGGATTGTTTTTACAAAATGACACATTGTTCATGACATTGCCTATTAATTATAGTGTAAAAACTTTAGGTAGAAAAATTATGTCAGGTGATGTTTTAGAATTGCCTCATCTTAAAGACGAACACGCATTGAATGATTATACAGTTGCTCTTAAAAGATTCTATGTTGTTGAAGATGTAAATCGTGCAAGTGAAGGTTTTTCACAAACTTGGTACCCGCATTTATACAGAATCAAAATGAAACAAATTGTTGATTCACAAGAATTCAAAGAAATACTTGACTTACCAACTGAAGAAGGTTCATCACAGACTTTAAGAGATGTATTATCAACTTATGAAAGAGAAATGCAAGTCAATGATGCAGTTGTTAAACAAGCAGAAGCAGATGCTCCTAAATCAGGTTATGATACTTCACACTTATACACCTTACAGGTTGATGCAAACAACAATCCAGAACTTGTAACAACAGATGAAGCAACAATTGATGCCAGTGTTGCAAGTGGTAACTTAGATGCAAGTAGAGTAAACCAGACTCCAGAACGTAGTGGATATCAAGGTTATTTAATAGGTGACGGATTAGCACCAAATGGTGAGGTATTTGGTCATGGTATAAGTTTCCCAACTGCAAGTGTTGAAGGAGATTACTTTTTAAGAACTGATTTTATGCCAAATAGATTATTTAGATTTGATAGCAGACGTTGGGTAAAAGTTGAAGATGCAGTAAGACATAACTTAACTAATAGTCCTACTAAGAATACACAAAAAGGTTCATTTATTAATAATACAAAAACAACAAACATTGGTGGTGATACTGTTATTGAAAGACAAGCAATTTCAAAAGCACTTAAACCTAAGGCGGATAACTAATGCAACATTTCTATGATGGTCAGATAAGAAGATACGTTACTCAAATGATTAGATTGTTGAGTAATTTTACCTATAAAGATGGTAAAGGTGCTTTAGTAAAAGTTCCGGTCATGTACGGAGATATTACTAGACAGGTTGGGCACATCATGAGAGATAATTCAGAAAACAAAATTCCATCTGCTCCACGTATCAGTGTGTACATATCAGGATTACAGTTAGATAGAGATAGAGTAAGTGATAGCACATTTGTAAGTAAAGTGCATCTAAGAGAACGTACTTATGATAGTGCAGGGCAAGAATATTTAAACACACAAGGTAAAAACGTAACAGTTGAACGTTTAATGCCAACACCATATACATTAGAAATGACAGCAGATATTTGGTCTACAAACACTGATCAAAAATTACAAATCATGGAACAAATATTAATGATGTTTAATCCTAGTTTAGAAATACAAACAACTGACAACTATGTAGACTGGACAAGTTTAAGTGTTGTTGAACTAGAGAACGTAAACTTTAGTTCTAGAAGTATTCCTGTTGGAACAGAGAGTGAAATAGATGTTAGTCAGTTAGGATTAAAAACACCGATATACATTTCGCCTCCTACTAAAGTTAAAAAACTTGGAGTAATAACAAATATAGTAATGAGTATTTTTGATGAAAGCCGCGGTACAATAGACTTAGGTGAAAGTATGCCTGAACTTAAAGCATACAGTGATGGTGGTGCAGAAAGTCCTACAACTGATCTTGAAGAAGACAGTAAGGTAAAACGTAAAGATACCGCAAGTGTTAAAGTTACAACTTATAATAACCTAGATGTGTTGGTTATGGGTAATGTTGCTAAATTAATTTACAAAGGTAAAATAGGTGGTGTTACTTGGAACCAATATGTTGAAGCAATGCCTGGTGTATTTAGATCAGGTTTAAGTCAATTACAATTATCAAGAACTGGCAGAACGACAAGTATTAATGGTAGTGTTGCCATTGACAGCACAGACGATAGAAATTTAATTATAAATTGGGACACAGATACTTTTCCAACAGATAAGATTATTGCAGGTTCAACAGGAAACAGAAGCAAAATTGATTATATAATAGATCCTACTACTTTTAATCCAACAGTACAAAAGACAGCAGGTACAAGATTTTTACTACTAGGAGACGTAGGAAGTACAAGCAATACAGATGGTCCAGATGCTTGGAAAAACGCAGATAATACAGACTTTGTTGCTAGTGTAAATGACATAGTAGAATGGGACGGAACTAAATGGTCAATACTGTTTGATGCTAGTGCAAATAATGACATAATTTATCAAACTAATCTTAATACAGGCATCCAATATAAATGGACTGGTGAAGAATGGGTGCTATCCTTCGAAGGCGAATACCGAAACGGCACTTGGCACCTACTATTTTAAATAATTAATAGTATGAGTCAAGATATTATTTGTAGCGGAGCCTTATTCTATTCATTAAAAACCAAAAGATTTTTATTTTTACATAGAGTACAGAGCAAACAAAACAACGTATGGGGTTTAGTAGGTGGTACTAACAATACCAAAGAAACTCCATGGGAAAGTTTACAGAGAGAAATTAAGGAAGAAATTGGTAACTTGCCAAAAATTACCAAAACAATTCCATTAGAAACTTTTGTAAGCACAGATGAAAAATTTAAATTCCACACATATCTTGTTGTAGTCAACGAAGAGTTTATTCCTATATTAAATGAAGAACATGATGGTTATGCATGGGCAAGTTTTAACAAATGGCCAAAGCCATTACACATGGGACTTAAAAACACTTTACAAAACAAAACAAATCAAACTAAATTAGAAACTGTATTTGATTTAATTCAACTATTGGAGAAGTAATGGCCATTTTAGTCTACGGTGACGTAATGCTTGACGAATGGAGAATAGGATCAGTGGACCGTATAAGTCCAGAGGCACCTGTTCCGGTTTTAGTAGAAAATGATTATAGATGTAATGTTGGCGGTGCAGGAAATTTAGCAGTAAATCTTGCAAGTATAAATGGTCCGGTTGATTTGTATGGTCCGTTAGGTAAAGACAAACAAGGAAATAAATTTTTAGAACTTTTATTAGTTACAAATGTTTGTTCCTGTTTAACAAGTTGCTTAGAAGCCACAACAAGTAAAGTTCGTATAGTAAGTACACAAGGACAACAAATTTGTAGATTCGATACTGATTCAATATGTGAATGTGATGACGCAGAAACAGAATTTTTAAATGCTGTTCAGCAAAATGATACAGTCGTAATTAGTGATTATAATAAAGGTGCAGTTAGGAAAGATACTGTAAGTAAGTTATTAGAAAAAGGTGCAATGGTATTAGTTGATCCTAAACAAGATCCTTCATTTTACACTGGTGCTTTTTTAGTTAAACCAAACATGAAAGAATACGTAGAATGGTTTGGAGAATTTACATATGAAAATGCAAGAGAAAATTTATTAAAATATAAATGGGACTGGCTTATTGTTACAGCAGGTGCAGACGGAATACACGTTATCAATGCACAAGATAATTGGCATTGTAAAGAAGAAGTACAAGAGGTTGCTGATGTATCAGGAGCAGGTGATACTGTAATGGCAATAATCGCACATGGAATAAACCAAGGAAAAAGTGTTCCAGATTCATGTAGCCTTGCTTGTTATGGTGCTTCACGTGTTGTTGAAAAACGAGGAGTCACTGTGGTTACTGAAGATGACTTAAACAGAGGAGTTGTATGGACTAATGGAGTGTTTGATATACTGCATACTGGCCATTTAAAACTTCTTAGACACGCCGCAACGCTTGGTAAACGTTTGATAGTAGGTATTAATAGCGACAGTAGTGTAAAACGTTTAAAAGGAGAAACTAGACCCATTAACAGTGAATTTAAACGCAAGGAAACTTTGGAACAATTAGGATTCATTGATGATGTTATTATATTTGACGGTGATACACCAATAGATGAAATAGTAAAAATACGTCCTGATGTTATTGTTAAAGGTGGAGACTATACAGTAGATACTACTGTTGGTAATGAACTTGCAAAAGTTGTAATTTTTCCAACTATTGAAGGACATAGCACAACTGAAACAATAGAAAAGATTAAACAATGAAAATTTTAGTTACTGGTACAGATGGTTTTATAGGAAATGCAGTTGCAAGTCATCTGGTTAATGTAGGACACCAGGTTGAAGGGTGGACTTACATACCTAATAAGTATCCTGACCCTTCCCAATGTGATAGAGTCATACATTGTGGCGCCATTAGTAGTACCACAGAAACAGATGTTGAAAAAATCATGACACAAAATACAGACTTCACTATGAAACTTATAGAACTTTGTGACATGATGGGTACAAGTATGCAATATTCTAGCACTGCTAACCTATATGGTAATACAGACAACTTTAATGAGACCGCACCTTTACTTCCTGAAAGTCCATATGGTTGGTCAAAGTATCTAGTTGATAGATTTGTGCAGAATTATATAAAAGATTTCAAAATTGGAATACAAGGATTTAGATATTTTAATGTTTATGGCAATGGAGAGGATCATAAGGGTGATCAAATGAGTCCTGTAAGCAAATTTACTAAACAAGCAAAAGCAAAACAAGATATAAAACTGTTTGAAAACAGTGAAAACTACAAACGTGATTTTGTAAGTGTAGAAGACGTTTGTAAAATACATGAAAAAATGTTAGATGTTGATCAAAGTGGTATTTTTAACGTTGGTACAGGAGAAGCAGTAAGTTTTAAAACCATTGCATATAAAATTGCTTACAAATATGGTGTAGGTGTTGACCTGATTCCAATGCCTAAAGAAATAGCAAAAAATTATCAAGCATATACCTGTGCTGATAACAAAAAATTACAGGATATTTTAAACTATGAGTTTGAGTACGTTATTGACTGGATTGATAGGCAGTAAAAAACCTAAAGTTGAGTGGTGGAGTACTGTTCCTGGACTCACGGAATTGGAACCAGTGCAACCGGCAAACAAGTTTTTTCCAGAATGGTTCAAGAAGATGCCAAGATGGTTAGAAGAAGACAATCCTTTCGACAAAGGAACCTTCAAAAATTGTCCTGGCATAGTTGATTTTTACAAAGACGCTTTTGTTATTCCATTGTGGGCAGACTTTTATCTAAATGTTAGTGAAAAAGACTTTGGTTGGAAGTGTAGCAATCAAGATTTTACAATGTCATTGCATTATAAAGAACAATTTCTAGACCATACTCCAAAAAATGTTAAAAATG